GGCAAGCGTATATGTCAAAGCTTGGATATTGGCGGTTAGCTCGTCATCTTTAAATTTTACTTTACTACTTTTGTAATCGACGATTTTAAATAACTTATCTTTTGGATAAAATCCATTTTTATCTATAAAACCTCTTATCTTATATTTTGGACTTTCGCTATCAATTAAAAATTCTTGTTCAGCTTCTCCAAGTTTTGCATTTTCTAAATAGAAATCTTGTCCGAGGCCGACAACAATCATTTTATCAACCATCTCGTAATTCTCATTCGTATAAATATCAAGCTTTTTCATATGCTTGATAACTAGTTTATCTATAGCTTTACTAGCTTTAATAGACGCACGTTTTTGAATTTTAATGAAATGGCTTTTATGTCTCTTGTTTAAAAGAAGTTCAAACACTAAGTGGCAAACAGTTCCGCGATTTGCACCATCATTAGACTTATCAGGAAGCTTAAGGTGATAATTGCACCAGTAAGTCCAAGAACAAGTTTCCAGAGTTTTTATTCTGGAAGCTGATAGTATTAAATCTCTTTTTTCCACTTAGTTATTTCTTCGACATTCATTTCTCCAAAATCTTTTTTAGAGGGTAAATTTATGACGACTTGGTTTCTGTCGAAGAATTTCGTTAGTTTTTCATACCCCTTTTCAGCGGCATTATTTCCTGCGAATTTATTCTCGGAATCGTTGTTAAAACATATTCTAATCATGGTTACGTCTAATTTCAATAAAAAGTTTATTATTGATGTAGATATATCAAGACCAAAAGATACGATTATGTTTTTTATGTCAGCGGAATATAAAGATAATGCATCTCCAATGCTTTCGACGATAAAAACTTCTTTTAACTCTTTAATTATTTTAGAGTTCTTTTTAGCTGGAAATACCCAAGTTGATTTGCTTCCGATATGTTTCCATTTTGGAGCTTCTTTTCTGTTTAATATATCTCTACCTGAAAATCCAACTATTTGATCAGAGCTATTAAATATTGGAAAAACGTATCGTCCTGCCATTTTACCAGAAGCCGCTATTCCTCCTTCAAATTCAACAAGGGTTTCTTCTGGAACTCCTCTGTTAATCCAATATGAATGATCTTTCTTAAGTTTAAAAAGCATATCTTTTTCATATACTTTTTGAGTGACAAGTTTGGGCTTCTCTTCTTCTTTGCGTTCTAAAGATATGTTTTTATTAGAAATCCAAACCTTTACTTCTTCTACATTCTTAAGGTTTAACGATAACTTAATCAAATCTTCAATAGAACCAGTGATTCCTTTGCTAAAATCAATGAATCTACCGGAGTCTTTTTTTACAGATAGAACTGTGTTATTGTCTGAATCCCTATAAATAGGGCGCATTCTATATTCTTTTGGGCCTTCTGAAATATTCGAATAGCCTAAATCACACAAAATTTCTTTGACATTCATAGAGTTCCGCTATCTTCTTTTTCTTGATCTTTCAGTTCGAACTGTTCATTTTCAAGTTTAACGATATCGTCAAGAGATCCTTTTTCTTCGACGTTAAAACTATTAACATTAAAATTAAGGAAATTATTCTGATAAGCTACTTCTCCTTGTTCGTTTCTACGCTTTACTAAGTCGTGATGACCGGCAGCGTCTTTACCTTGGAACCTAGTCTTAATCGGAACTAATTTATGACTACCAAAATTTTCTCCATCAACAGCAATTTCATCAACAGTTTTGCGGCGGAAGATTGCCACAAATGACGCAAACCATTGTAGACGATCAGATAATGCGATTGCAGAGCTATCATCAACAACTGCCGCGCCTTTACGATTGAAGTTCTCTCCGCTTCGATTCATTTGCATCGCGGTGATGATTGGACAGTTTATCTCTTCAGATAATCTTTTCAGCTTATCAATTTTTTCGCCGATGACTTGATGCTCTGCCCAATTTTGGCCGATCTTTTCTCCAGTCAACTTAACGTAGTCGTAAGCGACAATGCATTGGTTTCCTCGTCCTACTTCTTTGTAATACCACCGTTTTACTAAAGAACAAATTTCGTCGATGTTCTTGCTTCCAACTCTGTAATGATAGTATTTATAATCTGCAACTTTTTTTAAAGCTTCTCTGACTTTCTTTGTCATGTCGGCATTTTTGCGCCAATTACCTGTTTCTACATACCACATTGGAACTCCTGATATTGAAGAAATCATACGGAACTGCATTTCTTCTGCGCTCATTTCGGTATCTAAAATAAGAGCTTTGACATTATTTTTAAGAGAAGTCTTTAAGCAGATATCATTAATCCAAGTTGTTTTGCCTTGGCCGGGACGGGATACGATAGCATAGATATTGCCGGGACGAAGACCGCCATAAAGACGGTTAAACTCTGGATAAGGAGTGACTAGGCCAGTGTCATCTTTAATATTGTTGCCGCGATCTTCTACCTTTTCTGCGATAGTTTCAAATAAATTACAAGGCTTCTCATCTATTTCAATGCTAGAAATTTTGTCAGCATATATCTTATCGCAATTAATAATGAAATCATTTAAAGACTCTTCACCTGCTTTTTGGGCAGTGTTTTTAATCTTTTCTCCTGTATAAAACATTTCCCTGCGGACTCGAAATTTAATAAGCTCTTTCGCCGCTTCAACAGTAGCCTTTTCATTTAATTGCGCGAAGGTAATACTTTCTACATAATCAAATATATTGATTTCATCTTTAAAAGAAACCCCGAGATCCTTAATCTTCTGAGCTACTAAAACCTTGTCGATTTCCTGCTTATTTAAGTAAAGGTTCTTGCATACTAAAAAGATCGTCGAATGAACTTCATTGTAGAAGTCTTTTTCAGAGACGAAGTTTACAAGTTCGCAAAGAATATCTTTATTTTTGAAGATACCAGCAATAACGTGTTTTTCTACTTGTAGTGAATAAATGGTCATATTTCAATACCGAATTTCTTGAAAATAAAATCTATCGAAAGTTCTTTCATGTCTCCTTGCTCAAGCTCAATAAATTTGTAATTATTTTTCATAAGCCATTCATATTTTTCATAATCCCTGCGGATTGAAGAAAGATATTTAGCGCGAGAGTTTTGATGAAAGAATTTATTAAAAGAGGTATGCTGTGCGCCATTCACCTCTATCGCTATCTTACGCGTAGCGTTGAGAAAGTCAACCTTCATTCTGCTTCCATACACTGGAAACTCTTCGTAGACGATGTGATTCTCCCAATGAAGCGATAAAAACTGTTTAACTTCAAATTGAATATTTGATCTGGATTTTTTGTTCCAATCTACTCTATATTTAGAAACATTTTTGCTAACAAGCTTTCCTGATAATGAAAGTAATCTCATTTTTTGAAAACTCGCATAAATTTATCAAATAGATAAGTAGTTAGATTTTGGTCTTCTTCAAGAAGCTTTCTAAAATTATCCATACCTTGTACTTGCTTTGGAACGGTAAATCCGTTTTCAGAAAGCTCTTTTAGAAGATCGTCGCTCACAGTAATCCAAGCAGTTTTAGCTTCGATCATTTCCCAAGCTTTTAACTGCTCAATAACTTCGTACTCTACCCAAATACTATTGCCATTATCGCGGCCATATTTAATTGGATATTTAACTTCTACTCCAGTTTTTTCATTTGGAGTCTTTCGAAACATAATTTTACACCAATGACCAATAGGAGTCTTGTTATCTGGTCCACCAAAAATAATATCTTTTTGAAAACGTTGTTGAAATTCAAGAATCCAATCAGAATAATGCAATGCGGCGTTTCCTCCGCTGGCATTCGTAACTTTTGGATCTCCCTTTTCGTAAGGATTAATTTTAATTGTAGAACGAACTTGAGAAATCAAAAAGCAGATATGCCCTTTCGCAGAAAAATAATTAGCCATCTTCCTCAAGAAGTTCGATGTAAGAAGTGCGCCACCAGCAGTTCGGTCAGCTTCACTTGCTCCTTTTTCAATATCGTTTCTTGGAACCAAAGAATCTAACGAATCAATAATAAACATGTAGTAATGACCATCAGGATTTAGCTTTGTAACATCCCTGATCATATCAATTACAAATTCAAAATCATTCGTAGGAATAACCTTCCATTTACTTGGGTCGGTATTTACTCCAGACCGAGAAATAATTTGCTTGGAAAGTCTTCCTTCTCCTTTGATATAAACGATAACGCCGTTATCAGGATGTACCTTTTGAAAGTTTCTAGCGAATGCCAAGGCGTTTGAGGTTTTTCCTCCTTCAGTAATTCCTGTTGACCGTGTAACGCCGGGACGAATTCCTCCTCCCATCTCCATATCAAGAACTAAGCTGCCACTGCTTATAACATAATCAACAGGATTGTCAAATGCAAAATGATAATTTGAATTCTCTTTTAGATATTTGTC